GCGCCGAGCCATCAAGATTAACATCCTCTACTACACCAATTTGCTGGCGTGGATCATGGTCCAAGAGCAAAGGCATAGTGCCAGAACGCGCAAAGCTAAGATCAATGCTGCGCTCATTGTGATCTAATATTTCGTTGCCAAAGCTGCGCTCAACAGGTTCTTCGCTTGAAACAGCAATTCTTACTGTGCGCTTTTCTTCGTCAACGATCTTATTATCAAACATCATGCCGCGTGTTTTCATCTTCTCGCGGTCAAAACGCTCTTTATCCTTGTATCCGCGCTCTGCTGTTTTGGTCAGAGTAGAAAAGCGATGACCGACCATTTGGCCTGAAGCCTCATAGCCATCTTCGCCCTCACGGTACACTTCAATCAAAGCGGCAGGGTCGTCTGCATCGCCGTTGATCGTAAATTCACTATCAGGAACGTCAATAGAACCGTCACGCTCAATGCGCTCGATTTTGCCATAGGCTTCGCCGCCAGAGCTATCCCAGCTAACAAAATCACCTACGCTTAACTCATCTGGCTCTGCGCGAACTTCATCAGTCATAGTTTCATCCTCAATATCTGGGGACATTGTATCAGATTTATCTACATCTTGCATAGAGCGTTCCTTTTCCAAGCGTTCTGCAATCCTTTTGCTAAATGAGTAACCAGCGTTACCGCCCCACAAATCCCATGCGATACGCCAAGCTGTAGGGCCACCATCTGCTTCTTTTGCAGAATAGTGCTCGGCTTTGTTATTCTCGTGTCGGCTGAAAAATGAGTACATGCGCTTTACTGTATCGTCCGACAAACTAGCGCGATTAACTATATCACGCGCACGCGCAACGCCAACAGCAGTGCCGCCACGACCATACTCCTTACGCCATTCTAGCGCACGCTTGGCGGCTGTGACCATCCCATCAGTCGGTTTGTAAGGCATCTTGACCCTCCGCTGGAACAGGTAGTTTATCGCCAAATGGCTGATAAGCCATAGTTAGGCCAAATTGCGCCGCTGTTTCGCCATCTCTTTCGATCTGAGCGAAGGTTTCTTCTGCATCACGCCCATAATTCGCCGCAATATCGGTATGACTAAGAATGCCGTTCTGCAAGCCAACAACAGCCGCGTTAATCTCCTTGAGAGGATCAACCCACTGGAAGCCACGTCCACGCCAAGAAACGTCCATGCTGAACTTAGCAAATTTCTGTGGCCCAGAAATCGGGATAAAGTTAAAGTTTATAACATGCTCAAGCCACATGCGGTAAAGAGGATCAAGGAAGTGATCTATCATAAACCTATGTAAAGTCTTATAAAAATCACGTTCCTCCAATGCGCCTTGGCGAATTGATGAATAGCTCGTACCCTCAAGATCGTTTGCCAAAGAGGTATAACTAACACCCAAACCACCAGCGATACCTCGCAGTATTGCCTTCTCAAAGTCAGCAAATGCAGATGTTGGGTGGGTAGGATCAAAGGCTTGGAAGGTTACTCCCGCTGGTAATTGATGGAATGATCCAGCCTCTGCATCAAAGATTGGAACGGTATTATCTGGATCGTCAAAACCATCAGCCGTAAAGCCATCCCCCGCTGGCGAAGTGAAGAAACCCATTTTCGCAGCAGCCGTTCTAGCAGCTACAAGTTCTGCCTCACGATAACCATGAAGCATCTTCAATGATGATATAGCAGCAGCAGACCAAGGAACACCACGGGTTTGACCCGCCCTTTCCACGCGATATATGTGCATCATCTCATCAGCAGGGATAATTTCATATTTCCGCTCATTCGCTGGCAACATATAGTCGTAATCACCCTTGTGATACGTCAACACATGGTACGCCACAGGACGCTTTGTCCTCTTGTCTAACTCAACGCCCATGCGAATTTGATTGCCATTTTTTGCAAGCTCATTCTTTTCTTCATCAACCCGATCTGGCTCTATAATCTGCAAAGCTATACCGTGACGCAGATACGATCCTTTTACGACCTGCAAAAATACTTCGCCATCACGCGCCATGCCAGTGATGACATGATTGCACAAATCAATCATTGACATGCGACCATCTACCGTAGGCCCACCAATGCGCGAGAACTCCTTCCAAGCGCCCTCAACGATATTTGCACCGCCGCGATCCATGCTATTATCAGGATTACGCGCTTTGACTTGCAGGTTATACCCACCTTCGCCTACTACATTTGTGCGCAAAAGCTGCAAATAACGCCGAAAATACTCGTTATTGCGCTCTAAATCTCTGCTGCGATTGCGAATATCACGTAGCGCCCAGCGTATTTCACTGTCTGCGCTTCTATTTGATCCTATAAAATCCGCAAAAAGCCGCCCTTTAGCAGCAGCAGCATAATTACGTTGGCGGGGTTGTTTCTTCTGTCGGGTGAATATGTCTAAAATCCCCATCAAATAAACCTCACCTTAACTGTGTTTGACGTTGCTTTGCCACGCTTAATAAGCTCATTTTGGCGATGCTGGTGCAATTCAGCCTTGTATCTATCTCTTATCTCAAACAATTCCTCAAATGTCATTTTGCTGGCTGATCTGCCGCCGATACTATAAGACGACACATCACCACCAGCAGCCTTGGCTTCTAGTATTGTCTCAAGCAGTGGCACCATCTTTTCCGCATGAATGCGCGGATCAGACTGATTTACGTCTAAATCAACAATTGCTGTAAATTCGCCACGCTCAATAACAAGCCTATTGCCAGATGATGTTTCAGTAATTTCTAGTTGCCAGTGATACCTGCCAGCAGCAAAATCGGCTGAAGTTGTGCTATCTACTGTAAAAAGGTAATAACCGCTTACTTCTGTCGCGGGTAACTTTATCTCATTTGAGCCGCCGCCAGTTATTCGTGCGACATATTCAGCAGAATGTGTGGCAGTTGGGTAATCAGAGGCTATATTCTCTTTTTTCCATTGGATAAAGTCGCCAACTACTATTTCAGTTGGTTCGCCCTCTGGGGCATTCGCAGCGTCAAAAAGATTAGCCATATTTATTTATACCCATGAACAAACGAATTACGCCTTGGCATAGAAAGGCTACGTTTTGGCTGCATTTTTTTGGATTGTACCATATTTCGTGACTGATTAGCAAGATTATCAAGATTTAGCCCCATCAATTGAAGCGCAGCTAAAGCATAAACCCTACAGTCCAAGGCTTCATTGCGCTGCCTGACCTTAACCCACTCACGCCTTGGCCTTCCCTTAAAGTATCTTGTAACCTTTTTTTCAGAGGTAAGCATACGAAAATAGTCTTCACTGCGTTCTATTGGGAAGTGGCAATATCCCGCACCTTCCTCAGTTATTTTAAGCCTAGCGAAGATCAATTCCTTGGCTGTATCTGTGCCAACAGGAAAAAGATTTATCTTACCAATATTGTTCTTTGATGGTTTGCCTATGATTGGCTTACCCTCACCACCAACACCCTTAATGGCAAAAATTCGTCTACCTGTACGCTGCCTGACATAATTATAAACTTGCTGCGTATAGTGACCCCCACTATCAATACAGCTTGCCCGAACCATCATTTCCCCACGCTTAGGATGCACAAAGGTCTGACATAATACCTCGTCAAGCAAAGACCAAAGCTCTGCACTGGATGGATCGCCATATATTTCATCATACGCAATCGACCAAGTTTCCTCACCCTTGCCAACCCCAAGTATCTCATAAGCAAGACGGTCATCTTGCACGTCAATACCAGCGCATAATACTAAAACACCTGCTGGTACATTATCTTCATAGTATTCTTTGCGCTGAAATAGATCATATTCATCTATACGCTCGCCTTCTTCTTCATAGCATTCGCCAAGAGTAGTATTAACCCAAGCCTTTAATCGCATTGGATCATGCTTCGATTGCAGAAAATCAGTGACAATATCTTCTAGTGGCGTCCAAGGCGAATATAACGCGGAAAGATGAAACCCTGCTGTTTTGCCATCACCTTCAGCCGTGGCTTTCCATTCTCCATATCTGATTGCCTGAAACCGCTTTGCATCACCCCACAAGCTACCGCAATGCTCACAGCAATATTCTGCTGTTGAGGCTTTGCCCTCTGTCCATTGAACATTGGACCACTTTAAATCTTGATACTCACCACAATCAGGACAAGGCACAAAATATTTGCGCTGATCGCTATGCTCATATGCACGTTCTATTCTGGATGCACCCTTTTCCGTTGGCGTACTGACCATGATAATCTTACGGTTCCAGAAAGTAGCTGATCGCTTTCTAGCCAACGCCACAGGATCGCCCTCTGACCCTGCACTGATTGGATACCTATCCACCTCATCACAAAGTATAATTCGGCATGGCCTAGATGCTAAAGAAGAAGGGCTATTTGCACCACAAGCAGTAACGTGACCACCCGCAAATACCTTGTGCAGCGTAGTATTCCCACTATCCCTGCTTCTGGGATTGGCTATCTTAGCTGACAAAACAGGCGTGTCTCTAATGGCAGGGGCAAGTCTGTCTTTACTCCAAGTTTGCGCCATCTCTAAAGTCGGCTGAACAACAAGCATAGGCGCAGGGTCTTGATGTATGTGAAACCCGACAACATTGTTAATCAATTCAGTCTTGCCAATTTGTGCGGCAGTCATAAGAACAACAGTTTCAACATTAGGGTCACTCACAGCATCCATCATGCCGCGTTGATATTCCGCTCTGCGTGTTGACCACTTTCCAGCCTCAGCAGAACTCTCAGAGGATAGCTGTCTGTAATTATCAGCCCATTCGGAAATAGTGAGCTTAGGCGGGGGAGCCATTACAGTCCGTAACGTAGCCTCAAGCCGCCGCTTCAACTTCTCCGCTTGTCGCTTCTTTATTGTATCCGACCAGTTCACTTAAAGCCTCTATTACTGCGCTTTCTATTACTTCTTGCACCTCTTTCACAGATGCAGCCGCGTGTGCTTCAGCAGCAACCTTAGTAGGAACCGCCAATAATTTCGTCTTACACTTACCAAGCTGACTTTCAAACTGCTTTACAATATGCTCAATGTAAACCAAATCGCCACGCTCTACAGCATTCTCCATTTCCTTAGCATCAGCTTGCTCCTTTGCTAATCTTGCTCTTTCTGCGCCAAGCTCAAGATTATTATTATTGTTTCCAGCAATGTTGCGAATGTGCTTGAGATACTGCAACCGCACCGCATCGACGTCATATTTTCCACGATCTTGTTTATCAATAACGTCATGCGTGATTAATCTTGAAAGCACAGATTTATCAATTGCCAAGTGCTTTGCGCAATCATCAAGACTAGCCATTAAACATACCTTTCTTGGCATTGACCCCTAATAAAGTTCCTGTCGCTAGAAAAAATTTGGGGTTTAAA